GAGCACTATATTGATGTGCCTGCAGAAAAAGTCGACCTCGTTGATGAGTTGGCTGGTAAAGTTGAAGAACTTGAAACCAAACTCAATGAAGAAATCGAGCGTGGAGTTAGCTTTGCTAAAGCATTAGTTGAATCCCGCAAAAAAGAAATTGCTGGTGAAGTATGTGAAGGTCTCATTGCAACTCAAGTTGAAAAAATTAAATCACTCGCAGAGAGTGTTGAATTCTCCACAGAGGACGAATACAAAGAGAAACTTGAAACCATTCGTGAGAACTATTTTCCATCTGGCATTAAAAAAGCTAGTGAATCACAACTTCAAGAAGAAGTAACTGATGGCTCAGAGAAGCAAGTCGTTTCTAACGACCCTTATGTTGCCGCAGTTGCAAACGCAATTTCTAAAACTAAAATTTAATTAAACTCTAAGGAGAAACTCAATGTATTTGTCCGAACAATTACAAAAGAAATGGGAAGGCGTTCTGGATCATCCAGATATGCCAGCTATTAAAGACCCATATCGTAAAGCAGTAACAGCCGTTGTTCTTGAAAATCAAGTTCAAGAAATGGCTAAATCTGGTAGCATCCTTCAAGAAGCTGGTTCCCCAACAAACTTTGCTGGTACAGGCGGTTTTAGTGGTAGTGCAGCTGCTGGCGGCCCTGTTGCCGGTTTTGATCCAATCTTAATCAGTTTGGTTCGCCGTTCGTTGCCTAACCTCATCGCTTATGATATTTGCGGTGTTCAGCCAATGACTGGTCCAACAGGTTTGATTTTTGCTATGCGTACCAAGTATGCATCACAAGGTGGTACAGAGGCATTCTACAACGAAGCCAACACAGGTTTCGCTGGTGCAAACGGTGGCGGCGCTCAAATCGCTCTTACTGCGTGCTTTGAAGGCAGAATACTCATTAGAACTTGCTCAAGACTTGAAAGCAGTTCATGGTTTAGATGCAGAAACAGAATTAGCAAACATTCTCTCAACAGAGATTCTTGCTGAAATCAATCGTGAAGTTATCCGCACAATCTATGGTGTTGCTAAGTTAGGTGCTCAAGTAGGTACAACTACTCCTGGTACATTTAACCTTGACACAGATTCCAACGGTCGCTGGATGGTTGAGAAGATTAAAGGTTTGGCATTCCAAATCGAGCGTGAAGCTAATACAATTGCCAAGACAACTCGCCGTGGCAAAGGTAATGTTTTAATCTGCTCTTCTGACGTTGCATCTGCATTTGCAATGGCAGGTTTGTTAGATTATAACTCTGCTTTACAATCGCAAGTTAACCTCACAGTTGACGATACAGGTAACACATTTGCTGGTACAATGTTTGGTCGTATCAAGGTTTACATCGACCCATACTTCACCACAAATTCTACCAATGAGTTTGCTGTAGTTGGTTACAAAGGTACAAACGCCTATGACGCTGGTATTTTCTACTGCCCATACGTTCCGTTACAAATGGTTCGTGCAGTTGATACTGGCACCTTCCAGCCAAAGATTGGTTTCAAGACCCGTTACGGTCTCGTTGCCAACCCATTTGCAGAAGGTACATCACAAGGCCTTGGCGCATTAACTGTTCAATCCAATAACTACTATCGTGGTTTCCGGATTTCCAACTTGATGTAATTAAAAACTCCAACAAGAGAGTTCTTAGAGAGACCACTTCGGTGGTCTCTTTTTTTTGGCGTATAAATAGTAGTATGACAGCAATCACAAGAAACCCAGCCAATCCAAATTATCTACACCCTAATAAGTTTCAATTAAACTTTGGTAGGGCGTCTAATGTTCAATACTTTTGCCAGTCTGTAAGTGTTCCTGGCATCTCCATGTCTGAAGTTTTACAAACAACTCCATTTGTTGACTTGTATAGACCTGGTGAAAAAGCCATTTACGATTTATTAAATGTCACCTTTATTGTTGATGAACAATTAAAAGCATGGTTAGAAATACACGATTGGATCCGTGCTATGACTTTTCCAACCAATTTCAAAGAATACCAAAATTTAGGCCTATTAAGTAAACAAGCTGGTATAAGGCAAGAATTAGGAATTGGTCCCCAATATTCTGACGCTACATTATCTGTATTATCAACGGCAAATAATCCAACTCACCGATTTAAATTTTATGAAGTATTCCCTACAACACTATCCACATTTGTAATGTCGGCATCTGATACACCAGACAGTATCATTACTGCCGATGCCACATTCAGATATTCCTATTATGATGTTGACATAGTATCACAAAACTGATATACTCCTATAAGGAGGCTTTATTATGAACAAACTTGACGAAGTATTAGAATTGTGGGCAAAAGATTCTGTTATTGATAGAACAGAACCCGGCAAAGAACTCACAAACATTCCACAATTACACAGTAAGTATTTGAATATACTTTCACGGCATCGCCTATTGGCAAAAGAAGCCGAGTTTAAGTATAACAGATTGAAACGAATTAAATGGGAATATTATACAGGTAAACTAGATGATGATACTCTTAGACAATATGGATGGGAGCCATTTCCATTTGTATTGAAATCTGAAATCAATACCTACTTTGAAAGTGATGATGACTTAAACAAATTAGTGGCATCAAAAATGATACATGATGAGATTGTAGATGCCTGTCAAAGTATTCTTAAAGAATTGAATAGTAGAACCTATCAGTTGAGAGATTTTATAGCATGGGAGCGGTTCATACAAGGTGTCTGATATTAGATTAGAGAAAGTTAATGAAGCTTATATTCGTGTTCATTCAGAAAGAAACATAGCTCAAGAACTTTCAGACTATTTTACTTTTTATGTTCCAGGTTACCAATTCACACCTGCATACAAAGCACGATATTGGGATGGAAAAATACGCCTATTAGATTTACGAACAATGGGTTTGTATCATGGCCTTGTTCCTTATATTCAAAAGTTTGCTGAAGAAAGGCAATATCAAGTAGAGATTGATTCAGAGGTAACTGCTACTGAGAACTATTCTTTAATTGAAGCCAAAAAATTTATTGAAACACTTAATCTTCCACATGAAGTGCGAGATTACCAATTAAATTCTTTTGTTCATGCAATACGAAACAAACGAATACTTCTGTTATCTCCTACCGCATCAGGTAAATCTCTCATTTTATATTTGATACTCCGTCAAATACAAGATTCAGGCCACAAGAAAGGTCTATTGATTGTTCCAACCACATCATTGGTTGAACAAATGTATAAAGACTTTCAAGATTATGGATACGATTCAGATAAACATTGTCACCGACAGTATGCAGGTAAAGACAAGGTTACAGATAAGTTTCTAACGATTACTACATGGCAATCTATATACAAGAACCCACCAGAGTATTTTGAACAGTATGATTTTGTTCTTGGTGATGAAGCTCACCAATTCAAAGCCAAATCACTCACAACAATTATGTCTGGTACAATTAATGCCAAGTATCGTATTGGTTGCACAGGTACATTAGATGGTACTCAAACACATCGCCTTGTATTAGAAGGTTTATTTGGTCCTGTTTATAAAGCCACATCTACCGCAGAACTAATCCAAAACAAACAGTTAGCAGACTTTAAAATAAAATGCCTTATATTAAAGTATCCCGATTCTGTTTGTAAGATGGCTCGTGATTGGGACTACAATACAGAAGTTGAATATATAGTTATGAGTGTTGCTAGAAATGAATTCATTAAAAACCTAGCACTATCTTTAGAAGGTAATTCTCTTATTCTTTTCCAGTTTGTAGAAAAACATGGCAGAGATTTACATTCAATTATCAAAGAACAAACAAAGAATCGACAGGTATTCTTTGTTTACGGAGGAACAGATGTTGAAGTCCGTGAATCAATTCGTGCTATTACTGAAAAAGAAAAAGACGCTATTATTGTGGCATCTTATGGCACTTTCTCTACTGGTATCAACATCCGCAATCTACACAATATCATCTTTGCAAGTCCTTCTAAATCAAGGATTCGTAATCTGCAATCTATTGGTAGAGGTTTACGGATAGGTGATGATAAAACTGAAGCCACATTATTTGATATCTCTGATGATTTCCGTATAGGCAAATTTACCAATTACACCTTGAAACATTTCGTAGAACGTGTTAAAATATACGATGATGAAAAATTCAATTACAAGTTTTATAACATAGACCTAAAAAATGGATAATATAAAAATAGTAAGACTGCAATCAGGTGAAGATGTTATAGCAAATTATACTGATGATGAAGAAGGTTCAGTTACCTTAACAAACCCAATGACTTTGATGTTTAAAAGAATGCCAACTGGCAGAGCTGTAATGATGATGAGTCCTTGGTTACCTTTAGAATTAGTTGAAGATAATGTTGCTAACATATATGCTCAAGACATTCTTTCCGTATTTCAACCAAAACAACACATTATTGATTATTACAATACAACGGTAACAGAAGTTGAAGAAGATAGAAAAAATGATGAGATGGATGAACTGCATGATATGGAAGAACATGATTTGGAAATGTCAGTAGAGGAAGAACAAGAGGCTATGGAAGAATTAAACCTGATTCGTCAGGACATTAAGAAGAAGCTTTTACACTAAACTTGCAAACGGAACACCGCTACTATAACATTGTCAAGCGATAAATGAGGCAAATGTAGCATAAGAATGGTGCTTTTTCTGGAAAGTATGATATAATGATTGTATGTTAGAATATAATGAACAGAACCTACAAACAGTATGTGAGATTATCAAACGAAATCTTACACCAGATTTGTTGCCAAAAAAATGGATAATTAAAAACGAAAGTAATCCTGCCTTTGGCCATTGTCATAATGCCTCTGGTTGTTTGTATAAGATATTTGGTTCTAAACAATTAAGTTTGTACCGAGGCTTTGATGGTGAAATATATCATTGGTGGGTACAAGACAAAGCAGGTAAGATAATTGATTTAACCTCAGAACAATACACAAGTATTGGTAAATTACCACCTTATGATAAAGCTGAGAAATCAGGACTACTTGGTTTTGATTATAAAAAAAGAGTTCTTAAATTGCATGACAGAGTAGTAAATGAATTGAGCGGTAATAAATTAGGATTATTAAATCATTATGAGTAAAAAACACTATGTCAACAATGCTGACTTTCTGGCATCTCTGATTGACTATAAAGAAAGATGTAGAAAAGCTAAGAAAGACAAAAAGGAAGACCCACCAATTCCAAATTATGTTGGTGAATGTTTTCTAAAGATTGCAGAACACCTATCTCGTAAGCCTAATTTTGTATCTTATTCATTTCGTGATGAGATGATTTCAGATGGTATTGAAAATTGTATTCAATATTTTCGTAATTTTGATGAAACTAAATCAAAGAATCCATTTGCTTACTTTACACAGATTATTTACTTTGCCTTTTTGCGTAGAATTCAAAAAGAAAAAAAACAACTATATGTAAAGTATAAAGCAACACAACAATTTGGTATGCTTGACGAAGGCGAAATGTATGAAGATGCTGATGGTCATATGAAGCAGTTTGAACTTTATGATAACATTGCAGAGTTCATTGAAACCTTTGAAGATGCATGCAGGTGCTCGTGGTGATGACCCACGATTTAATGAATTCTTTTTTAAGTTTTGGGAAGGCACATTTTTTCCTTATCTAAAAGAAAATAACATTAAACACATCTGCCATCTCGGTGATGTGGTTGACCGCAGAAAGTTTATTTCATTTGTAACACTCAACTCGTGGCGTAAACGATTCTTTGATGTATTGCAGACAGAAGGTATTAATATGGATGTAATTGTTGGTAACCATGATGTTACTTACAAAAACACCAATGAGATTAATGCTATGCATGAGTTGTTTGACCATTACAATAATATTAATGTGATGATTGAACCAAAAGATATAGAGTATGATGGTCTATCTGTTGCTATGGTGCCATGGATTAATTCAAGTAATTATGAACAAGCTTTAGAATTTCTAAAGACAACTAAATCGCAAGTAGTATTTGGACACTTTGAGATTGCTGGGTTTGAAATGGACAGAGGTAATGTGTGTCATACAGGAATGGACAAATCAACCTTTGATAGGTTTGATATGGTTTTATCTGGTCACTTTCATCACAAGTCTACCAATGGTTCTATTCACTATCTTGGTAATCAATATGAAATAACATGGGCAGATTATAATGACCCTCGTGGTTTCCATGTGTTTGATACTGAAACAAGAGAGTTGACATTTGTTTCAAACCCTAATAGAATGTTTCATAAAATTAACTATGATGATGCAACAACTGACTTTGCTTATTGGCAAAAATTTGATTATGCAGCCTTGAAAGATTGTTATGTAAAGATTGTAGTATTGAATAAACAAAACCCATATCTATTTGATAATGTGTTAGATAATCTATACAAGGCAGGCATTGGTGATATTGCCATTGTTGAGGACTTTACCGATACGATTATTGAAGATGATAAAGACCTTGTGAATCAGGCAGAAGATACAATGACTATTCTATCCAAGTATATTGATAACTTGACATTGACTGTGGATAATGATAAACTTAAAACTTTAATGAAAGAGCTTTATGTTGAAGCTCTCACTACTGAAACTGAATGATATTATTTCGTAAAATAAAATGGAAAAATCTGTTAAGTACCGGCAACCACTTTACAGAGATACAGTTTGATAAGTCACCTAGCACACTAATAGTTGGTTCAAACGGAGCAGGTAAATCTACAATGCTTGATGCATTGTGTTTTGTTTTGTTTGGCAAGCCATTTCGCTCGGTGAATAAACCATTGTTATTGAATTCAATCAATGGCAAAGATTGTCTTGTTGAAGTTGAATTTAATTCTGGCAATAAACACTATAAGATTGTTCGTGGCATTAAGCCAAATGTGTTTGAGATTTGGCAAGATGGTGAGATGATTAATCAAGATGCTGCTGTAAGAGATTACCAAGAATACCTTGAAAAGTTTATTCTTAAATTAAACTATAAATCATTTACACAGATTGTCATTCTTGGTTCAGCATCGTTTACACCATTCATGCAACTATCGGCATCTGACCGCAGAGCAATCATTGAAGAACTTTTAGATATTCAGGTGTTTTCTGCCATGAATAATATTTTAAAAGATAAGATTACAATGAACAAAGATGCCACAATAACTAAAAAATATGATATTGATTTGACTGAACAGAAATATAGTTTACAGAAAAAACATATTGATGAACTAAAACAAA